GTAACAAAAACATGTTTACGATTGGGTAGTAGAATTATTGGTAAGTGTATGATGGGTTCAACATCAAACGCGTTAGATAAAGGTGGAGACAATTTTAAAAAATTATATAAAGATTCTGACGTAGAAAAAAGAAATAAAAACGGACAAACTAAATCTGGTTTATATAGTTTGTTTATACCAATGGAGTGGAATTATGAGGGTTTTATGGATAAATATGGTATGCCAGTATTTAATACACCATCAGATCCAACATACGATCCACATGATGATTTGATTGACGTTGGTGTAATAGAACATTGGGAAAATGAGGCTGAGGGATTAAAGAATGATCAAGATGCTTTGAATGAATTTTATAGACAATTTCCAAGATCTGAAGAACACGCTTTTAGGGATGAGGCTAGCAACAGTATATTTAATTTAGTTAAAATATATGAGCAAATAGATTTTAACGAAGAAGCTAGTTTAGGACAAATTTCAATTGGAAATTTTCAATGGGTAAATGGAGTACAAGATACAAATGTAATATTTTACCCAGATCCAAAGGGAAGATTTAAAATATCATGGACACCAAATATAGAGCAACAGAATCATGTTGTAATTAAAAATGGTATAAAATATCCAGGTAATGAGCACATGGGCGCTTTTGGTTGTGATAGTTACGATATATCAGGTACAGTTGATGGCCAAGGATCAAAAGGTGCTTTACATGGTTTAACGAAATTTAGCATGGAGGATTGTCCTCCAAGCCAGTTTTTTTTAGAATATGTAGCAAGACCACAAACCGCGGAAATATTTTTTGAAGATGTTTTAATGGCACTTGTATTTTATGGAATGCCAATACTCGCAGAGAATAATAAACCAAGATTATTATACTATCTTCGAAGAAGAGGTTATAGAGGTTTTAGTATGAATAGACCTGATAAAGTTTGGAATAAACTATCTGTTACTGAAAAGGAAATTGGAGGTATACCAAACTCAAGTGAAGATATAAAGCAAGCTCACGCAGCTGCAATTGAAATGTATATACAAAATAATGTTGGTATATTACAAGATGGTTCACATGGTAACATGTATTTTAATAGCACGTTAAATGATTGGTCTAGATTTGATATAACCAAAAGAACAAAATATGATGCTACAATTAGCTCTGGTTTAGCAATTATGGCATGTAATAAGCATTTATACAAACCAAATGCAGATATAAAAAAAGAAAAAGTAAATTTAAAATTCACCAAGTATAACAATTATGGTGGAAGATCACGAATAATAAAATAAATATGGCGGAACAAGTATTAAAAGGCAACTTTCCAAGTCAGGTAGCTAGTGATATTACAAAGGCTAGTGGTGAATATGGTTTAGAGGTAGCTCAAGCTATTGAAGCAGAATGGTTTGGTAGAGATGGTTCCATGAATAGATTTAATGTAAATCAAGCAGAATTTCACAGGTTAAGATTATATGCTAGGGGAGAGCAGGGTATACAAAAGTATAAAGATGAACTTTCAATTAATGGTGATTTATCGTTTTTAAATCTTGATTGGAAGCCCGTACCTATTATACCTAAGTTTGTTGACATAGTAGTCAATGGTATAGCAGATAGAGCATATGATATAAAAGCACACTCACAAGATCCATACGGTGTTAGTAAAAGAACAGAGTATATGGAATCTATAATGAGAGATATGTTAACTCAAGATTTAAATCAATTTGCTGATGAGGCGTTTGGTGTACAACTATGGGAAAGCGATCCAGAAAAATTACCACAAGATGAAGATGAATTAGCAGTTCACATGCAGTTAACATATAAGCAAGCTATTGAAATAGCGGAAGAGCAAGCTTTAAATGTTATATTAAAAAGTAATAAATATGATGAGATTAAAAAGAGAGTTTATCATGATTTAACAGTAATTGGTATTGGTTGTGTAAAAAATTCATTTTCAAAAGCACAGGGTGTTACTATTGATTATGTTGATCCTGCAAATATGGTTTGGTCATTTACTGACTCACCTTATTTTGATGATATTTATTATTGTGGTGAGGTAAAAACAATACCTATTAATGAACTTAAAAAACAATTTCCTGATTTAACTGATGAGGATTTAATAGATATTCAAAAACAAGGTATTCATGAGACATATAGACACAGAAGTAATGTTTATGATAAAACGTATTTAGATAAAAATTCAGTTCAAGTACTTTATTTTAATTATAAAACATATGCTAATGAGGTTTATAAAATAAAAGAAACACCAATGGGTGGATCAAAGGTTTTAATAAAAGATGATTCATTTAATCCTCCATTAGAAGTACATGATGAAAGATTTGGAAAATTATCAAGATCGGTTGAGGTGTTATATGAAGGTGCTTTAATAGTTGGTACGAAAAGATTATTAAAGTGGGAAATGGCAAGGAATATGATGCGCCCTAAAAGTGATTCATCTAAAGTAAAGATGAATTACGCTATGTGTGCACCAAGAATGTATAAAGGTAGAATTGAATCATTAGTTAGTAGAATAACTGGTTTCGCTGATATGATTCAATTAACACACTTGAAACTACAACAAGTATTATCAAGAATGGTTCCAGATGGTGTTTATTTAGATGCTGATGGTTTAGCTGAAGTTGATTTAGGCAATGGTACAAATTATAATCCACAAGAAGCACTAAACATGTTTTTTCAAACTGGTAGTGTTATTGGTAGATCATTCACAGCTGAAGGAGAAGGTAATCCAGGTAAAATACCTATACAAGAAATACAAAGTGGTGCTGGTCAAGCTAAAATACAATCTTTAATACAAGCATATAATTATTATTTACAAATGATAAGAGATGTGACAGGACTAAATGAAGCAAGAGACGCTAGTACACCTAGTGAATACTCATTAGTTGGTGTTCAAAAATTAGCTGCTGCAAATTCTAATGTTGCAACAAGACATATATTAAATGGTGGTTTATTAATAACGTCTGAGTTATGCGAGTGTTTATCTTTACGTGTTGCTGATATATTAGAATACTCACCAACAAGAGACGCTTTTATACAACAAATTGGCGTTCATAATGTAGGTACACTTGAGGATATTTCTAATTTACATTTACATGATTTTGGTATATTTATTGATTTAGAGCCAGATGAAGAAGAAAAACAAATGCTTGAGAATAATATTCAAATGGCAATACAAAAAAATGGTATTGATTTAGAAGATGCTATTGATATTCGACAGATTAAAAATGTAAAATTAGCTAATCAACTTTTAAAAATTAGAAGAAAAACTAAAGTTAATAGAGATCAAGAATTTAACCAGCAAAACATTCAAGCTCAAGCTGATGCTAATACGCAAACAACTAGAGCTGCAGCTGATGCTGAAGTAACTAAACAGCAGGGTATTAACGATGCTAAAATAGCTTTAGAAGAGGCTAAATCTAAACTCGAGAGAGAGGAAATGCAAAAAGAAGCATTGCTTAAAAAAGAACTAATGAATCATGAGTTTAAACTTAATATGCAGTTAAAAGAAAAAGAACTTGAAATGCTAAAAGCTCAAGATAAAGTTAAGGAAGATCGTAAAGATCAAAGACAAGCTCAGAATGCTAGTCAACAATCTGAATTAATAGATCAAAAAAATAACCAAACACCTCCTAGAAAATTTGAATCATCTGGTAATGATGTTATGGGTGGTGGTATGGAATTATAAATGTTTAACAAATAAATAATAGTAAAATGGCAATAGTAACAAACGATTGGACTGCTAAAATAATGGGGTCAGTATGTACAGATGGTGGAGATGCTATCAAACCTCCTACAGGTCACGTATTTATTGGATTTACTGTGTTAGCCGCGGCAACATTTGATGCAGCTGGTGGTTTAGTCGCAGAAGATGAAAATACATACGCTAATACAGATCATGCAGCTGGTGATTTAGCTGATGGTTCAGAAACATCAGTAGAAGGATCTGGTGGTGTTGAGTTAGATGCTAGTAATAGTTTTCCAGCTGGTGTAACTATTTATGGTAGATATACTGAAATAGATGTAGCTGGTGGAACAATTATAGCATACTGGGGAAAATAAGAAATTGTACGAGAGTACATTATGTTTAATTAATTATATAATATTATATTATGGCAAAAACAAAAAAAGAAGTAGTTGAAAAAGCTACAGAAGAAACTGTTGAAACTAAAGGTGCAACAGAAGATGGTAAATTAAAGGTTAAAAAGAAAAAACCTTCAATGAAATCCATGAAAATTAGTGACGAACCTATAAAGGTCGATTTAAGTGAACCTAAAACAGAAGAGAAAGATGAGCCCGTTCAAG